CAGCAACTGCAAGTTCAGGCGACGCGATTCAACAATTACCTTACGCTTTATTAAATGTAGACATGCCTGTTAGATTAACAGGTTTATCAGTTTCATCGGATGGAACTGGAGCTGGAAGATTTACCTTATGTGATAAAATTGGAACGACTCTATGCGATATAGATATTCCAGATACTAGAATATACGATTTAGATTTTGGAGGAGGAATACTATTCCCTAATGGAGTATATGTTTCAAATTCAGACAATATAACAGGATACACACTTTACACAGATAAGTATTCGGGAGCAGCTTTATAATGGCAAACACTACTTCAGGAGCATATAGTTTTGATCAGGACTTTTCAATCGATGAGATTATACAAGATGCTTACGAGCGTATTGGTTTAGTTGGAACTGCTGGACATCAACTTAAAACAGCTAGAAGATCTTTAAATATATTATTTCAAGAATGGGGTAATAGAGGTGCACATTTTTGGGAAGTTGGGAATACTAATATTAATTTAATAGTAGGTTCTTCAACTGATGTAAATGCAACAGACGAAGGTGCAGGTACTTATACTTTTTATAGAAACTCAGTTGATAGTGCTGCAGCAGCAGCAGCTTCACCTCAAGCAACAACTGTGCCAACAACAAATGTTTATGGTATCACAGATATTTTAAATGTTAACTATAGACAAAATTATAATACAACAAATCAATCAGATACAGGTTTAACTAAAGTTGCAAGAGACGCTTATGCTGCAACAGCAAATAAAGCATCCCTTGGAACTCCTTCACAATTCTGGATTCAAAGATTTATTGATAAAGTTACAGTAACTATTTATCCNTTACCNAATTCAACTGCAGCTAGTAATTATTTAAATATTTATTATGTAAAAAGAATTCAAGATGTTGGAGCTTATAGTAATGCAACAGATACACCTTACAGATTTGTTCCCTGTATGNTTTCAGGATTAGCTTATTATTTATCTATGAAATTTGCACCACAAAGAACACAAGAAATGAAATTGTTATATGAGGATGAATTTGCTAGAGCTTTATCAGAAGATGGTTCACCAGCTAGCACATTTATTACTCCTAAAGCATATTACCCTGGAGTTTAATTATGGCTAGATTTGCAAAAGGAAGTAGAGCACTCTCTATCTCAGATAGATCAGGGGCCGCGTTTCCTTATAAAGAAATGGTTAAAGAATGGACAGGAGCCTGGGTTCACACATCTGAATTTGAAGCTAAACAACCCCAATTAGAACCACATCCAGTAGGCGCAGATCCACAAGCTTTATTACACGCAAGACCTGCAAGAACAGAATTTGCAGTACAAGATATTTTACCAGAAAATCCTTTTACAACTACCGCTGCATCAACAACTTTAAGTGTATCTTTTCCAAACAATGGTTTAAACGCAGGAACTTCTTATGTAAGATTTCAAGCTGTTAAACAAAATGTTGGAGGCGTTGTGGTATCTACATTTGAATTAGCTACAACTTTAAATGAAACACTTACTGCTTCGGATACAACAATTACTTTAACTGATGCATCAGAATTTCCAACATCAGGATACATTGTTATTGAAAAAGTAAATAGTACATCTGGAGCTTATGAAAATGAAACTATTCAATACACAGGAAAATCAACTAATGATTTAACAGGATGCACTAGAGGAACGGCAGCCCCTTATAGAGGAGCTACTCCTCCAGCTACAACTGCAGGAACACACGCTAGTGGAGCAAAAGTATATGGATCTTATTTAGCAACAGCTATAGCAACAACAGTAGTTGTGGGTCCTAAAGCATCACAAACAGAAACGTTATATAATTCATTAACTGTGCCTTTAGTATCTAATGCAACTACAGCAGTAACAGGAGGCGGTTTTCAGTGTACAATTGGACCCGTTAATGATAGAGGTTAACTATGGCAGGATTAACACATTATACATATAGTACTTTAGTAACAGCTATCAGAGATTATACTGAAGTTGATGCTAATGTATTTACAGAAACTATTGTTGATGGTTTTATTATGGCTGCTCAACACAGAATTAATTTAGACATTCCAATGGATGCAGATAGATTTGTTCAAGAAGGAACCATGGCAGCTGATGTAAATAGTATAAGAGTACCTGCAGGAGCTTTATTTGTAAGAGGTGTAGAAGTATTTAATGCCTCTAATACTACGGAACAAGGTACATGGTTAGAGAGACGTGATCAAACTTTTTTATCTGAATATGTAGGAAGATTAACAGGACCCGAAGGTTCTTCTACTGCTCAAGATGTTACAGGAACTCCTAAATATTACTCTATGTTTGGTGGAGCAACAGGATTAAGTGATACAACNTCAGGATCTATTTATTTAGCACCCACACCCGATGTTAATTACAATTTTAGAATATACTATAACAAAATGCCCGTGGGCCTTGGTTCAGGATCCGATGGTAATTCTACAACTTATATAAGCAATTACTTTCCTCAAGGGCTTTTATATGCTTGTTTACTAGAAGCATATGCCTTCTTAAAAGGACCTACAGACATGTTGACATTATATGAACAAAAGTATAGTAATGAACTACAAAAGTTTGCAGCGATGCAAATTGGAAGACGAAGAAGAGATGATTACTCAGATGGTACAATAAGAATTCCAATAGAGTCACCACCTCAATAACTAGGAGCAAAAATTTATGGCAATAGCATCGGCAATATGTAACACATTTAAAACAGAAATTTTAAAAGCAGTTCACAATTTTACTGCATCAACGGGTAACACATTTAATTTAGCACTGTATACAAGTTCAGCATCTATGGGTGCAAGTACAACAGCTTACGCTTCAACAAATGAAATAACTAACACATCAGGTTCATCTTATTCTGCAAAAGGAAAAGCACTTACAAGTGTAACACCAGTTTTAGATAGTAGCACAGCTGTTTGTGATTTTGCTAATATCTCTTGGACGTCAGCTTCCTTTACAGCTAACGGTTGTTTAATTTTTAATGAGGACGCAACAGGGGATCCTGGAGTTTGTGTAGTTGCATTTGGTGGAGACAAAACTGTAACTAGTGGAACTTTTACAATTGAATTTCCAGCAGCAGACGCGTCTAACGCTATCGTGAGAATAGCATAAGGAGTAATTCCTTATGGCAAACACCTGGAACCAAGCCAATACAACCTGGGGACAAAATCAATGGGGCGATCAAGCCGACGTTGATGTAACTCTTACAGCACCCGCACAATTATCAACATCACTTGGAACAGTTACACCTTTTAATGAAATAGGTTGGGGCTCTGATACATGGGGAGCAGAGAACTGGGGTGAGTCTGGTTTTACAGTTTTACTTTCTGGACTTTCAGCAACATCTTCAGTTGGAACAATTACACCTTCTGATTCAATTGGACTAACAGGAATTTCAGCAACATCTTCAGTTGGAACACTTAGTATTGGACTAGGGGTTAATTTAACTGGACTTTCAGCAACATCAAGTGTTGGCTCAATTAGTGTTGGATTAGGAATTACCTTAACTGGAATTTCAGCAACGTCTACTGTTGGATCAATTACACCAGCAGATCAAGTAATGGGATTAACCGGAATTTCATTAACAAGTTCACCTGGAAGTTTAATTGCAAAATCAGATAATACAACTACCTTAACTGGAATTTCATCAACATCTACTGTTGGATCAATTACACCAGCAGATCAGGTAATGGGATTAACCGGATTATCTTCAACTTCTGCAGTTGGAGGTATAGTTTTAGATCAACAATCANTTTCACTAACAGGTCAGGAATCAACTTCTGCAGTAGGAAGTTTAATTATTGGAATAGGAATTCCTTTAACAGGAGTATCTTCAACTTCTTCTGTAGGATCTTTAGTTACAGGAGTGGGTTATACTTTATCAGGTCTAACAGCNACTTCTTCTATNGGTTCTTTATCTCCTCCGCAAGTAATGGGATTGACTGGAGTGTCAGCAACTGTTAGTGTAGGAAATGTAGCTCCTTTAGGNTATGGAGATGTTACAGGAACACANAGTGCTAGTTATAGCAACATATCAGCATCACAAAGTGCTAGTTATAGTAATGTAACCGCAGCACAAAGTGCTAGTTATACGGACGTTGATAGTATATAACATCATTGACTTTATAAGTAATATAAATTAAAGATCTAATTAGGAGAACAAAATTAATGACATCAACATACACGGATCTCGGCGTAGAGTTAATGGTAACTGGCGAAAATGCCGGTACTTGGGGAACCAAAACAAATACAAACTTAAATCTTATAGAACAAATTTCGGGTGGTTATGCTATCCAAACTTTAAATGCTGCAGGAACTGGAGCTAATACTACAACTTTATCAAAATCTGATGGAGCATTAGATGCAACGGTTGCGAGTAGAGTTATTATTTTAGGTGCAGTATCCGCACAAGCAATTACAGGAAATAAAATTGTAACGATGCCTGTTCTAACAGAAAATTTTTACATAATTAAAAATAGCACATCAGGTGCATACACTGTTCAATTAAAAGCAGCTTCAGGTTCAGGGGCCACGGTCACTTGGGCAACGACTGATAAAGGTTGGAAGATTGTTTATTTTGATGGTGTTACAACAAACACTGGTGTTTATGACACAGGCTTTGGAGTAGGTGATGTAACTCTTACAGGAACACAAACTTTAACAAACAAAACTTTAACTTCACCTAAAATTGGAACAAATATTTTAGATACTAACGGATTAGAATTACTTAATTTAACAGCTACAGCTTCAGCAGTAAATGAATTAACTTTAGCAAATGCGGCAACAGGAAATGCACCTATTTTATCCGCAACAGGTAATGACACTAACATTGGTATTACCCTAACTCCAAAAGGTTCGGGAGCCGTGAAACTAGATTTACTTACATTCCCAACTGTAACCGGAAATGCAGATCAAGTATTAACAAGTAATGGTTCAGGGGTTTTATCTTTTGTAGATAATTCTGGTGGAACATCATGGCAAGCAGTTAAAACTACAACTTACACAGCAGCAGCGGGTGAGGGAATTTTTGCAAACACAACAAGTGGTGCATGGACTTTAACACTACCAGCGTCTCCATCAATTGGTGATGAAGTATCAGTGGTTGACTATGCAGGGACCTTTGACACAAATAATTTAACTATTGGAAGAAATTCTCAAAACATTCAAGGTTCAGCAGCAGACTTAACAGTAGCAACAGAAAGAGCCGGCTTTACTTTAGCCTTTACAGATTCTACACAAGGTTGGCTTCTAAAAAATAACTAGGGGTTAAATGAGTACATTAAAAGAAATTCAAGGACGAAATATCAAATCAGTTTCATCCGATCCTGCTAGTGCAGAAGGTGGAGATATTTGGTATAACTCAACTTCACAAACTTTAAAAGGTGTAGTGGCAAGTGGTGCATGGTCAGCTGGTGCGCCTATGATTACAGCAAGATGGGGTGGTGGAGCTTTAGGAACACAAACAGCAGCTGTTTATGCTGGAGGATTAACAGCAACAGCAAGAGTTGGAAACACAGAAGAATATAATGGTTCTGGTTTTAGCGCAGGTGGAGCTTTAGGAACAGCAAGATATAGAATGGGTGGAACAGGAACACTAACAGCTGGTATTGTTTTTGGTGGTGAATCT